TGTTAAAATTTCTGTAGGATTTGAACTAGGTGCAGTAACTATATTTCCATTTGCTTCTATTCTACCTATTGTAATTGTAAATCCATTTGAATTATTTAAATCACTAACATTATCAAAAGTTGGAATGTCTGAAAATTGTTGTAAGTTACGAGCGTCTGCTCCTCCTGCTCCAGCTTGAGTAACATCTGGAAAACCTCTAAATCTTACAATGTCTCCAGTTTTTCTTTGATGGTCTTCTGAATAAATATTTACATAAGTTATTCCTCCGTAAATTATAGTAGTAAAAGGATTGTTCTCTAATAAAATTAAACTTGGAACTCCTTCAGGTTGTGGTCTTGGATTCCATAAAGCTTGTGGATCAGAACCAACTGGTCTTGGATTAAGTTGTGGTTGCTTTGCTTCATACTCTGAATAATGAACTAAATAACCATTCCATTCTCTAACCATTTCTGTGTAAGGAAATGCCATTCCAGATCTATCTGATATTGCTAAAGCATGTTTGCCACTTGCGAATCCAGCCATTATGTACCACCTCCATAAAAAGTTTGTGGAGATATGAAACTAGATGTACCTTGATTATCTGCATCTAATGCTCTTAACATTTCACTTTCATATCTTCTCTCTAATTCTCCAGATCTTTCTGGTGAAACTTTTTGACTTAAATAATATGCAAGTCCTGACATCATACATGGATAAAATCTATTAACCACATCTGAAGTATAATTATAAGAACCGGCATCTTGAATTTTTGCTAAGTAATAAAAACAAAATTGAAAGTTAGAAGGTGTGCTTGTACTTGAATTACTTGAACTTGGTGTTGCATATAAAAATATGCTAGGATTTAATTTTCTATCTACATAGTATTGTGAAGGCGTACCTTTAGTTAGTTTATTGGCAGTAGCACTGTAAGTAGATCTATCTATTTTACTTAAAGCAACATCTGAAGGAGCGGCTGTGTTTGAATTGTTTCTATAAAAAGATTCTAATACATCACTAATGTCATTAGGGAAGTTAACTGTATCTGCTGCATAACTATATTCTGCTTGTCCTTCAACTAAAGGAACTTTAGCAAGTTTTACTTTCCATAAATGAACTCCTCTATTTTGCCATTCTTGAAATAAAATATTTAATGATCTTCTAGCTGATCTTAATTGATATCCTGTTCTTGTACCAAGAACACCTGTTCTTTCATAAGCTTCTTCTATAATCTCATCAATTTGTGGATCAAAAGAAGTAGTTTCTGAAGTAGGAGAAATAGTCTGTGCAGTGTTACCTGTTCCAGCTAATGTAGCAGAGTAGTAAAATAATACCGGAGCGCCAGTTGTTCTAACCGGTGCAACATTAATAGTTGTTTTAGATCCTGCTTGTCCAGCAATTCCTGTTACAGTTACACCTGCTGTGTAGTTTGCACCACCCACTGTATTTGTTCCATCTTTAGTTGATGAAAAGACCAAAGTATTACCAGCATTACTAGCAGCACTTTGATCAAAAATATAAGTATTTCCTTCTTGTAAATATAAAACAGGACTTACTTCACCATTAATAAAAAATTTATTAGCAGTGCCAAAGGCATTAGTGCCACTTGCGACGGTGACTGTGTAAGTGATAGTCGCCATTTAATTAAATCCTACGTAAAGGTTATAGTAACGCCAGTAGTATTAGTTAAATCTAAATAAACTCCTGAATCAAATAAAATTCCTGAACCAGGAACATAGACTTCTAAACCTTCAGTATTAAATTTGTATTCAGCTATTAGAACATTACCTGCTCCTGTACCAGTTCCATTATATAATTTAATTACTGAACTAGCCACACCCGCTGCTTGAATAGAAGTAATTCTTGCTCTTTGAGTTGCAGGAACTAATTGTCCATCTGCTGCTGCGTGAACTACTAATTGGTCACTTGAATATGATGCCATTTTTTCTCCTTTTAAAATTGTGTGTGGGCCGAAGCCCACACTTAATTATTTATTAAACGTTAGCTGCTTTATCTTGCAAATAGTTCGCTTGAACATACGTAAAGGTAACAGTTACTTGACCTGTAGTTGCAGTAGTTCCTACAGCTATAAGTGTAGCTGTAATTTGTGTATCTGCATCAACTCTGTCAGCTGAATCTAAAGATCCAGTAGTTAATAAACTAGTTTCTCCTAAAGTTTTAACGTCAGTTGCTACAACATAAAATGCTGCAGTTCCAGTTTTTCCAACTGAAACAGTTGCTGTAGTACCTTGGTTACTTACTACTGCACATCTAATTGTAGTTGTAAGTAGTTGTGAGTTTTTTGGTAATACACCTACGTCGTAAGTAGTTGTTCCAGCTGCGACTGCCGCATCAATCATAATTGATTGAGACATTACAACTTGACCTGTGTTTTTTACATTCTCACCAACTGTGTATCCTGTAGTGTTTCTTATATTACCGGCTATGATAGGGCCGTTAAAAGTAGTTTGTGCCATGATTAATCCTCCTAGTTTATTCTACATAGTCTCTAGGCCGTCGACTATACCGCGTCTATGTAAAATATTATTTATTTATGTATAGTGCGTTATTTATATATGATTTTTGAATAGAGTGCAAGAGATCCTAAGGTATTTATGCGATTTACGCAATGTAGCTTTTGTCTAAGTAGCTACAGAAACTTGTGGAGCAGAACCTTCTACGTTGTTCTGTAAATGGGCTAATCTAGCTTCTTCAAGCTTGATATCGGTGATAATCTTTTTGATTTTGTCATCAATTTTCACCATGTCAAGAGTATATCTATTATTATCTAGATGCTCTTGTTCCCACTTCAACTCCAAGGACCTTTTTGCTTTGTATAGGTCTTGTATCATTTATAACCTCTTCATAAGTTATTCGACTTATCCCGTCATTATAGTTGCTTCCGAGATTCTCCCACACTATACTGTTTTTTCCTAGTTTGTCAAGTATTGCTTTTTCTACACTTTCAGGCGTATCTAGCTCATGCTCAATAATAAATTTTGCATGATGACTATAGGCCCAGATATTTATGGAAGTTTTTTTCATTTTCACACTTTTGTTATAGTTAAAAAAAAGGCGACTGTAAAGCCGCCTTTTTTAAATTATATATTAATTATACTGCGTTAGATCCGAATACGCCTCTTGGATCAGAAAATCCAAATACATATCTTTCTCTAGCTTTGTATCTTACGTTACCGTTGTCAAAGTCACCTTCCATAGAAGTTTTGATAGGTGATCTAACAAAGTGCTTAAGACCATTTGGAACATCAGTTTTAATGAACCATTTTTTTGCAGCCGTTAAGTAGTGATTTACTACGTAACCTTGAGGAATCATCCCCATGTTTTTGATTGCATTAATGTCATTATTTGCTGTACCAGTCTGTCCTTCAGATTTCATTAATCTGTCAGCAGTAAATTGTAACTCAGAAGGAATAATCATTTTCATTCCTCTAGCTGCAATTTTTAGGCCTCTTTCATCAGTGAACGCTGCGATATCAATTAACGCTTGTTCTAAAGATGTTTCGTTAAGATCAGCGGGAGTAGTTAACTCGTTAGAGAAAGTTCCTGCTAATGTTGGGTGAACGTTAGAACATAGTTCTACTCCATCACCACCTGCAAAAGCCGGAGTGAACGCATTGTTCAATACTGCTGCTGCCTTAACTTGCTTAGTGTTCGCCATAGATCTTGCTAACGCTTTTGTATATCTAGACGCAAGTCTGTCATACAAGTTATCTTCGATAGCTTCTTCTGTGATTGCAAACGCTAAAGCGATTGTTTCATTTGTGTAACGTGCTGTGAAAGTTTCTTGTGCATCGTCATACTGAACGCCTTGGCCTTCAGGTTTAACTGCTGCATTAGCAAAACCACTTAACATTACTTCTTCTTCGAAAGCTCTGTCAGATGTTTCTGTGTCGAAAATTTCAGCGTGCTCGTTAGCATACTGTTTGTACTCAAGTCCGAATAAAGCATTCAAACCTGGTTCTAACTCTTTTACGAGTTGTGCTCTTGATATAGCCATAGTTATTTATCTCCTTATTTAGATTTATGAGTATAAACCAGCTCCGCCAGCGATTGCAACAACAACATCTCCACCTGTAACAGTGA